ATCAATATTCACCGTGGTCAGGCCTCACAGTTAGGACTCATCCAAGACACATCACGTCTCGTCGTAGCTTATGCATTACATCTTCGGGACTGTCAATTTGTGGATGAGCATTTAAACTGAAGAGGGCGTACGTCTACGGGTATCGCTTAGGAGACCCCGGGGTCCCCAAGATGATTGATGAGATCATTACGGGGGCTGATGAATGCGGCTGGGACTTGGACCCCTCAGCTGTTGTTCGTCTCTCCGAGCGTAAACCCGTCTCAGCCTTCGGTGCTCATCGAATCGAAGGCGTCGTACGCCCTCAAGCCGACCCTGATGACAACTTTGGACTTTTAATGGCATGCATGAAGCGTGTGACCCCACAGATGCCCGACTATGAGGACCGCGGTCTAGAAGTGTTTGCTAGGAGATTCTTTAAAGAATTTATCCCAGTAATGTATGATGAGGACATTATGTCCTTTGACGAGTACCTTGACACACTAGACAAACCGGCCCGATTTAAGGAGCAGCTGAAGGAAGCACACTTAAACAGGAGAAGGGACTATGATATCAGAGATACTCGCATCACCTCAAGCTTTGTGAAAGATGAGGACTATGATGAGTTCAAGTGCCCTAGGGGAATTCAGGGCATCTCCAAAGAATCTGTACGTGGAGACTTGAACGGCTATTATGGCCGAATCATCAAATCAATGGAGCGGGTTATCTATGACTCATGTCCTGGACTGATCAAACACTTAAAACCGGAGGAGAGAATGGCGCTTATAGGCCAATTAGGCAGCCTTTCATTTGCTTCAGCAAATGACTATTCCTCTTACGAGGCGACCTTCACATTGGACCGTATGGAAGCTGTCCAATTACAGCTTTACGAGCACGTACTAGCTGGAGTCTCCAATGGTGGTGCCCTTCTAAGCGGCATCCGTAATGTGATAACAGGAATGAACAAGCTGAAATTCAGGAGAGCTGGTCTCACCTTTTACTGCAACGCGCGTAAAATGTCTGGCGATCCAGACACAGCTCTCTCCAATGCACTTGACAATTTAGTTTGTATCTCCTATTTATTGTCGAAATTGAAGGTGCCCCCTGCTGAAGCAGTTAAAATGTTTTACGTGGAGGGTGACGACAACATCGGCGTCTATGGGAGCCACACACTGAAGAAAGAAGAC